CGCTTCTGGAGCGTGGGTCGCGGGTTATGTCGGCAATACACAAAAGATTGTATGTAGGTCTAAAACAAGAATTAAAATTATTAGCGGAAGTGTTTGCAAGTTACTTACCCCCTGAATATCCTTACGATGTTCCAGGAGCATCTAGAAATATTAAAGCAAAAGATTTTAGTGCAGAGGTAGATATTTTACCAGTATCCGATCCTAATATATTTTCTCAAACACAAAGAATTGGAATGGCACAAACGCAATTACAATTAGCACAATCCAATCCACAAATTCATGATTTATATCAAGCCTACCGAAGTATGTATGAAGCAATCGGAGTTAAAAATGTAAATGCTATTTTACCTCCCCCAGCACAACCACAACCTTTAGATCCTGTTCTAGAAGAAATTGCTGCCATGGGTATGAAGCCTATTCAAGCATTTCCAGGGCAAGATCACAAAGCACATATTGATTCACATTTAAGTTTCATGCAATCTAATACAGTACAAAACAACCCTCCTATTATGGGTGCTTTACAAAAAAATATATTAGAGAGAATTTCTTTAATGGCTCAAGAACAAATTCAAATTGAGTATGAGGAAGAACTAATGCAAGCACAACAAATGAAACAGATGTTACAACAACAACCACAAAATCAACAATTGATTAACCAAGCAAATCAATTAATGTCTACCATCAATTCAAGAAAAGCAATTCTGATTGCAGAGATGATGAAGGAATATATGACGGAAGAACAAAAGGTTATCTCTGAATTTGTTGGGGATCCTTTATTAAAACTAAAATCTCGAGAACTAGATTTAAAAGCAAGAGAAAATCAAGCTAGAAAAGAATACGATGAAGGTAGAATTAGCTTAGACACTATGAAAGCTATGATGAATCAACAAAATACAGAAAACAAACTAGAACAAACTGAAGAATTGGCAGAATTACGGGCTGAAACATCACTAACCAAACAAATTATGTCTAATGAAAGTAAAAAAAACGATTTTGGTAGAAATTTTAACAAAAATTAGTTATAATAAATAAAACTAGGAGAAAAATATGAGCAAAGATTGGCAAAGAGGTTCAGGATACGTAGATGCACCTAAAATTGAAAAATGTTTAGGGGTAGGTAAAGATGGTTACCAAACAGGTGGTGTTACTATTGAAGCCACTAACGACCAGGAGTCACAGACTGTGGTTGTTAAGGGTACTAAACGTATGCGTGCTGATAAGAAACCAGTAAAAGCTACCTGGTACTAGTATGTGGTTAAGTCTGCTAGGAATGGCAGCAAAGACTGCTGGTTCCATTTACGAAAATAAACAAAAAACTAAGAAGGCTATGTCGGATGCTGCATTATTGCATGCGGAGAAGATGGCTAGTGGTGAAATTGAATATTCAGGTAAAGCATTAGAGTCTCAAAAAGGGGACTGGAAAGACGAATTCGTTTTATTAGTGCTTTCAAGCCCTTTGTTTTTATTGGGATATTCTGTATTTGCAGAAGATGAAAAGATTAGTCAAAAATTAGACTTGTATTTTGAGAAATTACAAGGTATGCCTTGGTGGATAACTGGACTTTGGATTTCGGTGGTTGCATCCATTTACGGAATTAAGGCGACAGAGATAATTAAAACAAACGGAGATAAAAAAAAATGAGAAACGATTACGGAATAAGATCAGAGGTTAGGTTTTCTAAAGGTGGAAAAGTTACAAAAAAAGGTAAGTCATCTAAAAAGATGATGAAACCGGTAACAAAATTAGATAACAAAGCAATCAACAAGAAAAAATAATGGAAAAAGACTATGATGATTCTGCTTTTGAAGATAATAAAAAAGAAGACGCTAAAAATAAAATAGAGGCTGAAAAAATATCTAAAGATAATAAAATAGCAGATCCATTTCCTAAAATTAAAATGAGATGCGGTAGAAAGTCCATGAAATTAGGTGGATTAGTTAAGTTAAGATCCGGCAAACCTAAACTAGCAAAAAAAGGATGGAAATAATGGAAACATTAAAGAAGTTTATTGACTTCGGACTAGAAGTGTTGAGAACAGCTCACGTTGTAACTAAGTGGACTGTTTGTAAAATACTATTTATTAAACAATGTAAATGTGACAACGACTGCGAGTGTAGCAAATAATGATAAAAAAAAAATCTAAAAGCACAGAAAAAAAAGAGAAAATGCACAAGATGCCTAATGGCAAAATGATGAAGGGTGCTAAGCATAAAAAATAATGGCTAAACCAGGACTATACGCAAACATTCATGCTAAAAGAAAAAGAATAGAAGCAGGCTCAGGAGAAACAATGAGAAAGCCTGGGATTAAAGGTGCTCCTACAAAAGCTAATTTTGTAAGATCAGCAAAAACTGCTAAAAAACCTAAAAAGAAAAAGTAATGGCTAAAACTCCAGCTTGGACTAGGAAAGAAGGAAAGAACCCTAAGGGTGGATTAAATGCTAAAGGTCGTGCAAGTTACACTAAAGGTACTTTAAAAGCACCTAGTAAAGTGGTAGGTAATAAACGAAGAGCTTCATTTTGTGCTAGAATGAGTGGTATGAAAAAGAAACTAACTTCTGCTAAAACGGCAAGGGATCCAAATAGCAGAATTAACAAATCCCTGCGAGCATGGAACTGTTAAATGGCACACGAGGTAAATATAACCAAATCTTACAAAGACAAAAAAGGTAAGGAAACATTTTATAATACCCCAAGCAAAGATGTCCCTGACATGAGTTTACCAAGTGAATATGGAAAACAATATGACAATTTAGAGGACGCTGTAGAAGGAGCAAAAGCTATTTCTAATAATAGCGGAGTCGTTAAAACAGGAAAACCTAAACTAGCTAAGAAAGGATGGAAGTAATGGACGGATTAGTTATCGTTAATAAGATACAGAAAACAGTACAGGCAACCTTACAACAAATCGGCGATGTAATGATTAGCGGAGGGGTTGACAATTATGAAAAATACAAGTATTTACTAGGTCAGGCACAAGCCTATCAATTAGTATTACAGGAAATCTCTAACCTGCTAAAACCAAAGGAGCAACAAGATGAGCAAGGAAACGTTATCGACATTGGGAACGGAAAAGGAAGTACCCAAGATTAATTTAGGTCTTCAAGAAAAATACGAAGAAGAAAAAAAACAATTACCCCCAGAACCTGAAGCATTAAATCCTGAAAACATAGGACAAGATACTGTATCTGAATTACCAGAACCAACTGGTTATCGACTTTTAGTTTTACCCTTTACACCAAAGAATAAAACCAAAGGTGGAATTTTATTTTCACAAGAGACTTTAGACAAAGCAAGAATTGCCACAACCTGTGGTTATGTTCTAAAGATGGGACCGCTTTGTTATAAAGATGAAAAATTTACATCAGGACCTTGGTGTAAAAAAGGAGATTGGGTTATCTTTGCTCGCTATGCGGGTTCAAGGTTACCGATAGAAGGTGGAGAAGTGAGAATACTTAACGATGATGAAGTGATAGGGACTGTTAAAAATCCCGAAGCAGTTCTTCATTTAATTTAACATAGGAAGGAACTATGCCAGAACTAGAAGAAAACAAACATGATCTAATTGATGTAGGCGAAGAAGAAGGAGCTGAAATTAATTTTGATGATAACAACGAACCTCAGAAAGAGGAAGTTGTAGAAGAAATAATAGAAGTAGAACAGGACAGTAAAGAAAAACCTGTTGAAACTAAAAAAGAAGAAAAAGATGAGTTAGCAGAATACAGTGAAGGTGTTCAGAAACGTATTTCTAAACTTACTCGTAAAATGCGCGAAGCAGAAAGACAGAGAGAAGAAGCTGTCCATTATGCAATGGTAACTAAAAAACAAAAAGAAGAAATAGAAAATAGATTTTCTCACTTAGATAAATCTTATGTTTCCGAATTTGAAAGAAGAGTTACTACTAATATGGATGCAGCAAGAATAGCACTTAAAAATGCTATTGAGACTGGAAACGTAGACGCACAAGTATCTGCTCAAGAACAAATTGCTTTTTTAACTTCAGACGCAGCGAGATTAGGTGGCCTTAAAAATAGATTAGAGGAAACCTCTCAAAGACAAGTTAGAATTACTCCCCAACAAACGGAGACAGTAAACAATTATCAAGGCTATGATTTACCTAGAAATGCACCCACAGATGAAAAAGCAGAACGTTGGGCATCTAGAAATACATGGTTTGGTACAGATACTGCAATGACTTATACTTCTTTTGATCTGCATAAAAAGCTTGTAGAACAAGAAGGATATGACCCTCAATCGGAAGAATATTATGTTGAAATTGATAAAAGAATAAGACTTGAATTTCCCCATAAATTTGCTAAGATGGAAGGTACTTCTACAGAAAGAGCAAAACCTGCTCAGAATGTAGCATCGGCTAGACGTTCAGCCCCAACAGGACGCAGAAAAACTGTGAAACTCTCGCCATCACAGGTAGCAATTGCTAGAAGATTAGGCGTGCCACTAGAAGACTATGCGAAACAATTAAACATCACGGAAGGACAATAGGCATATGGAAAACGAAACAATTAAAACCTCACGTGCGAGTCAAACAAGAGAGAAATCTGCAAAGACAAAAACTTGGACTCCACCCTCATCTTTAGATGCACCACCCGCGCCTGACGGTTACCGTCACCAGTGGATAAGAGCAGAATCTATGGGTTTCAACGATACGAAAAACGTAGCTGCTTCATTACGATCCGGATGGGAGTTAGTGAGAGCTGACCAATATCCAGATAGTGATTTTCCAACTGAGACAGAAGGCAAGTACACGGGAATCATCGGAGTAGGAGGCCTACTGCTGGCTAGGATACCAGAAGAGATTGCGCTTCAAATTGAAGCTTACTATGATAGACAAACCAAAGATAAGGATGAAGCTATCAACAACGATCTTATGAAGGAACAGCATCCAAGTATGCCAATCAATAGTGAAAGGCAAACTCGTGTAACCTTTGGTGGTACAAAGAAGAGCTAATTATTTAGTAATTCCTAAACCAACAAATTAACTTAAAACAAATAATAAGGAAAAAAAACTATGGCAAACGCAAGCACAGTAGGATTTGGTCTTAGAGCTGTAATGACAGTTGGGAATACTCCAGCTACGTCAGGACAATCTGAGTACTTAGTCCAAACAGCACCAGGCGTTGGTTTGTATAAGGGTGATCCCGCATCAATCCAAGACTCTTCAGGAGATCAAGGATATGCACAAGATGCATCTTTTACACTTACTGATGATGGTGGAGCAGGTGGAGCAGCATGGGCGAACAACGCAGATGCACTTTTAACAGGTGTATTAAACGGGTTCTTCTATATTGATTCAACTGGAAAACCGACATTCGCTAATTCAGTTCCAGCAGGAACTACAACTAGCGTAGATTATAATACAGGTAGTAATAATATTACTGCTTTTGTAATTGATAACCCAAATCAAGAGTATGTTGTTAAAGCAGATGATGCAATAACACAAGCTGGTTTTGGTTTAGTTACATCGTATAACATAAACAACTGGACAGCTTCTACTAATAAAGACGGTCAATCGATCGCCACTTTAGATATAGCAAGTCCGGCATCAACAAAGATGTTTAGCTTAGTAAGATCAGCAAACGACCCAGAAAATAAAGATTTATCTGCGGCGGGTGCAAACGTTATCGTTACTATTTCTATGGCATCGGCGTTGTATAATTAATAGCGAATAGGAGATAAATAAATATGGCTATATCACGAGCACAACTAGTTAAAGAACTAGAGCCAGGTTTGAATGCACTATTCGGCTTGGAGTACAAACAATACGTAAACGAGGCAGCAGAAATATTTGACACTGAGTCTTCCGACAGAGCTTTTGAAGAAGAAGTTATGTTATCGGGATTCGGAAATGCTTCTGTTAAACCTGAAGGTCAAGGTGTAACATTTGATGATGCACAAGAAACTTTCACGGCTCGTTACACTAACGAAACAATTGCTTTGGCATTTGCAATCACAGAAGAAGCTATCGAAGATAACTTGTATGACAGACTAGCGTCTAGATATACAAAAGCGTTAGCAAGATCTATGGCAAACACTAAGCAAGTAAAAGGAGCAGCGGTATTAAATAACGGATTTAATAATACTTACGCTGGTGGTGATGGAGTAGCACTTTGTTCTACTGTCCACCCTACTCTTTCGGGAACTTTCTCGAATGAGTTAACAACTCCTGCACAGTTGAACGAAACGTCTTTAGAGCAAGCTCTAATTGACATTGCTGCGTTCACTGATGAAAGAGGCCTAAAAATTGCGGCTAGAGGAATGAAATTAGTAATTCCTTCTGCGCTTCAATTTACTGCTGACAGACTTATGGCGTCTCAAGGTAGAACAGGAACAGCTGATAATGACATTAACGCACTTAGAAACATGGGAATGGTTCCGCAAGGATACACTGTTAACCATTATCTAACTTCTGGTGCTAAATGGTTCATTAAAACAGATGTACCTAATGGTCTTAAACATTTCATGAGATCACCTATCAAAACTACTATGGAAGGTGACTTCGATACTGGTAATGTTAGATACAAAGCTAGAGAGAGATACGTTTTCGGATTCTCTGATCCTAGAGGTATCTTCGGATCTGACGCAGTATAATCGTTAGATTATATTTCTTAAAAGGGGAGGCCTTTATTGACCTCCCCTTTTTTATGTGCTACATAAAACAAATCATGAAAAAATTCCTAGTACACATTTGGGCTTATAGCCACCACGCTTCTTTTGAGGTTATGGCGGAAGATACTGCTAAATCTGTT